AGTTTATTGCCGATATTTTTGGAGGGAAGTTAGTAAAATATTTGAAAGATAAGAGTATAATGGATGATTTGGCATATGCGTTAAAGATTGCATTAAATTCGACATATGGTCTTACATCGGCAAGTTTTTCTAATATTATGCGCCATCCCAAAAATGTAAACAATATTGTTGCTTTAAGAGGCGCCTTATTTATGAGGACTCTTCAAGATGAAATTCAGGAAAGAGGGTTCACTGTTGTTCATATTAAGACGGATTCAATTAAAATTCAAAATGCGACCATAGATATTATACAATTTTGTGAGCAGTTTGCAGAAAAGTATGGTTATATTTTCGAGCATGAGGCAACATATGAAAAACTCTGTTTAGTTAATGATGCTGTATATATTGCAAAGTATCTATCTTCCGAAGAGAAACCAGGAGTTTGGACAGCAACCGGGGCCCAATTCCAGCATCCATATGTATTTAAAAAGTTATTTAGTAAAGAAGCGATTGAATTTAAAGATTTATGCGAAATAAAAACTGTTACCGGTAATTCTGCATTATATTTAGATTTTAATGAGGATTTAGATGATGATGTCCATAATTACAGATTTGTTGGGCGTGCAGGAGAATTCTGTCCAATTAAAAAGGGATGCGGCGGGGGAATTTTATATCGTCATAAAGCTGGAAAGTATTATGCCGCCACCGGAACAAAAGGATATCGTTGGTTAGAGTCAGAAATAGTTCGGAATCTTGGTAATGAAGACAACATAGATCTTGGATATTTTACAAGTTTAATCGATGATGCAATTGATACAATAAATAGATTTGGCGATTTTGAACAATTCGCCTCAGATGTGACATAAAGGAGATAAAATGTCAGAAAAACGTAAAGTAGTTGATAACATAAATATTGAAAATGCAAGAATTGGTTTTAGAAATTTTTCAGGAAAAGAGGGGCAGTTCAATCCACCCGGAAATCGGAATTTTGTTGTTTTTCTTAATAATCGCGAAGAAGCACACGCTTTAGAAAAAGAAGGATGGAATATTCGCTGGTTAAAGTCAAGAGATGAAGAAGAGGAAGATCAACCAATTCTTCCAATTAAAGTTTCGTTTACCACATATCCTCCGAAAATTGTTCTTATTAGTAGTAAAGGCCCCGTTCAATTAGAAGAAGATCAAATTAGTATTCTTGATTGGGCGGATATTAAGATGGTTGATTTAACTGCGCGTCCTTATAATTATGATGTTCGAGGGAAGCAAGGTGTCAAAGCATATTTGAAATCGATGTACATTACAATTCAAGAAGATCAGTGGGAAGCCAAATATTCAAACCCACCAGATTCAGCTCAAGCCTCTGTATGTGACCCCGGATTTGAATTTCGGGATGGTGCTTGCCGAAAAATTTCAGATTAAGGAATAATAAGTAGTGTTAAAACTCTATGATCATCAGAAGCATGCCATAGAGAGGTTAAAGCCCGGGTCAATTCTCGTTGGCGGAGTTGGCTCGGGCAAGACACTAGCATCATTAGTATATTTTTATGAAAAAATTGGTGGAGGAACAGTTTTACAAAGAGATAGTGATGCATATTCTCCAATGCGTATTAAAAAAGAACTGTATGTGATAACAACAGCAAGAAAAAGAGATACATTAGACTGGATTAAAGAGGCAGCGAATGTTCCATTAGAAATTACTGCAGTTGATAGTTGGAATAATATTCATAAGTATATCGGTATAAAAGATGCATTCTTTATATTTGATGAGCAAAGAGTTGTCGGTAATGGCGCTTGGGTCAAATCATTTTTGAAAATTACAAAAAATAATCAATGGATTTTATTAAGCGCAACCCCCGCCGATACTTGGATGGATTTGATTCCCGCATTTATTGCAAACGGATTTTATAAAAATCGGAGTGAATTTATTAGAAGACACGTTGTATATAGTAGGTTCTCCAAGTTTCCGAAAGTTGAGCGATATTTGGAAATTAGAAAATTAGTGTCTCTTAGGGATTCAATATTAGTAACTATGCATTTTAAAAGGCATACAGTTTCTAATGACATTAATGTTATTTGTAACTTCGATAAAGAAAAGCAAAGAATATTGATGGTAGATCGATGGAATATTTATGATAATGAGCCAATACGAGATATTTCGCAACTATGTTATCTATTGCGTAGACTTGTAAACTCAGATCCAGATAGATTAATAAAGCTAAAACATATTTTTGATAAGCGGTCAAAAGTTGTTGTTTTCTATAATTTTGATTATGAGCTTGAAATATTACGAAATTTTGCTAAAAGCTCTTTCATTAATTTTTCAGAATGGAATGGACATAAACATGAGAATATTTTAGAGACAGATTCCTGGCTATACTTGGTTCAGTATATGGCTGGTGCCGAAGGTTGGAATTGTATTGAAACGAACACCATTGTATTCTTTTCTCAAAATTATTCTTATCGTATAATGACACAAGCCGCCGGTAGAATTAATAGAATAGACACATCGTTTACCGATTTATATTACTATACATTTATGAGTAATTCGGTTATTGATTTGGCAATTGATAAAGCACTTAAAAGTAAAAAGAAGTTTAATGAGAATCGATTTACTAAACTTTGATTCGCACTAAAAACATATGCTATAATGAAAGGGATAGTATGTGATTACATATACTATTTTTTTTGAAAGGATTATATGGAAGAAAAAGAATTTCAGGCAAAACTTATTCGAGATTTAAAGAAAAGATTTCCCGAATGTGAAGTTATTAAGAATGATAGTAGTTATATTCAGGGAATTTGTGATTTGATAGTTCTTTATAAAAATAAATGGGCGATGTTGGAAGTAAAGAAAAGTGAACAAGCAGAAAAGCAGCCGAACCAGGAGTACTATATTCGAAAGTTTGGTGCAATGTCCTATGCTGCATTTATTTATCCTGAAAATAAGGAGGTAATTCTTAATGAGATGGAACAATCATTCCGAACTTGAAGGTATGCACGCATTTTTATCCCCCTCCCGACATTTTTGGGTTAACTATGAGTTAGAGAAATTAGAAAGCGTATATTTGACCTCGCAAGCAATGCAAAAAGGAACAGAGCTTCATGAGCTAGCTTCCATATTAATCAAGCATGGTCAAAAATTACCTCGAACTTCAAAAACATTAAATCTTTACGTCAACGATGCCATTGGCTTTAAGATGGAAACGGAGAAGACGCTATATTACTCCATGAATTGTTTTGGAACAGCAGATGCGATTTCATTTAGAGATGGTTTTTTACATATTCACGATCTCAAAACAGGAAAGACTGAAGGATCAATTAAACAACTTGAAATTTATGCTGCTCTTTTTTGTTTAGAGTATGAGGAGAATCCTAATAATATTGATATTGAGTTAAGGTTATATCAGTTTGATGAAGTATTGGTTCATTCACCCTTGCCAGAAGACATATTGTATATTATGGCAAAGATTAAAGAGTTCGACGCGACAATCGAAAGTTTAAAACAAAAGGAGTAAACGACCATGACCGAGTTAAAGCATTATGGGATATTACGAAAATCCGGAAGATATCCTTGGGGTAGTGGAGAATTTCCATATCAAAGCGACCCGTCATTTCGAAGTCAAGTTCATGAGTTTAAAAAACAAGGTAAAACAGAAAAAGAAACCGCCGAAGCTATGGGATTATCAATTGCAAAACTTCGTGCCGAAATTTCATTAGAAAAAGCTGCCGAAAGAAAATCAATGTCAGATTTTGCTACTCGGCTTAAAGACAAAGGATATTCTAATGTTGCAATTGGCAAACGGATGGGGATAAATGAAAGTTCGGTTCGTAATTTATTGGACCCGGCTATGCAAGAAAGAGCATTAATTACTGAAAAAACTGCCGATATGTTAAAAAAGCAGGTTGAAGAAAAACTATATTTGGATGTTGGGGCTGGTGTTGAAAACTCTATTGGGGTTTCGAGAAGTAGACTTAATGTTGCTATTGCTGAATTAGAAAAATCGGGCTATAAATTACAGTATGTTGCGACTCCGCAATTGACTAGAGATAAACAAACAACGCTGAAGGTTTTAACAAAAGATACGGTTGATCCAAAAGAACTTTATGCAAATCGGGATAAGATCAGAACCATAGACGATTGGACAGATGATGGGGGAAGATCGTGGAATGGGCGAGTAGCACCGGCGATTGTCGATATTAGTAGAATTGCCATTAAATTCAAAGAAGATGGGGGCGGCGATATGGATGGTGTTATTCAACTTCGTCGTGGAGTTGAAGATCTTTCTTTAGGAGATAAGAGATACGGTCAAGTTCGAATTGCAGTTAATGGAACCCATTTTATGAAGGGGATGGCCATATATTCAGATAATCTTCCTAAAGGTGTCGATATCATATTTAATACAAGCAAGTCAAAAAATACTCCTATTTTAGGAGATAAAGATAATAGTATTTTTAAACCAGTTAAAGCAGATCCAACTAATCCTTTTGGAGCAGAATTTATACAACGCAATTATATTGGAAAAGATGGAAAAACTCATCTATCTGCAATAAATATGGTTGGTACTGAAAAAAGAACAAATGAAGAAGGAAGTTGGAATACATGGTCAAAAGCATTATCGTCTCAATTTTTATCAAAACAGACTCCAGCTTTAGCTAAACAGCAATTAGATATTTCGCTTAAATTAAAAGAAGAAGAATTTGCCGAATATTTATCATATACGAACCCAACAGTAAAACAAAAATTATTATTAACATTTGCAAATAATTGTGATTCGGATGCGGTTCATTTGAAAGCAGCAGCGCTTCCAAGACAAGGAAACTATATTATTCTACCTTTAACTACAATAAAGCCAACAGAAATCTATGCGCCAAAGTTTAACAATGGAGAAACGGTTGTGTTGGTTAGGCATCCTCATGGTGGTATATTTGAAATACCCCAATTGAAAGTTAATAATAACAATCCAGAAGCCAAATCTATATTTGATAATGCATTAGATGCTGTTGGAATTCATCCTTCGGTTGCAAAAAAGCTTTCTGGCGCCGATTTTGATGGAGATACGGTTCTTGTTATTCCGAATCCAAAAGGAAGTATACGCATATCAGATTCTTTAAAGGCTCTTACTAATTTTGATCCAAAAATTTCATATTCTGGCTATGAAGGAATGAAACCCATGTCTTCAAGAAACGCTCAACTTGAAATGGGTAAAATTTCTAATTTAATTACTGATATGACTATTAAAGGAGCTAGTCAAGATGAAATTGCCAGAGCCGTTCGTCATTCAATGGTTGTGATTGATGCAGAAAAACATTTTTTGAATTATAAACAATCTTATATAGATAACGGAATTGCAAAATTAAAGGAAACATATCAAGGTGGCGCAACAAGAGGAGCATCAACCCTTATTTCAAGAGCCAAATCCGATATTCGTATTACAAAAAGAAACGATGAATATAAAATTGATAAACTAACTGGGCAGAAGATATTTACACAAACCCCCGAATTCTATATTAATGATAAGGGTCAAAGGGTTGAAAGAAAAACAAAATCAACAAGAATGTATGAAACCCCAAATGCATATTTGTTAAGTTCCGGAACCCGGATGGAGAATATATATGCAGAATATGCTAATTCATTAAAGGCCCTTGGTGACCGAGCACGTAAAGAAGCTGTAGATCTACCTCGTTTGGTATATTCGCCTTCTGCTAAGAAAACATATTCGTTTGAGGTAGAATCTCTTAAATCTAAACTATATTCGGCTGTTAGTAATAAGCCAAGAGAGCGGCAGGCTTTACTTTTAGCGAGTAAAATGGTTCGCGATCAAAAACAAGCCAACCCCGATTTAAAACCCG